AGAAATTATGGTGCTGGTCAAACAATAAAACAAATCATTGATGCAGACACTACATCAGTTCAATTTGTATTTACACTGCCAGCTTTATTTTGCACAGCTATGGAAGGTGTGGCAAGAGGTCAACTTTTTAATGCTACTGTAAGAATACAAATTTTTTTACAGTCTAAAGGAACTGCTTTTAATGAAGTATATGATAAAAAACATACAGGTATTTCTACTTCTACTTATCAAGTTAAAACACCAAAAATAGCACTTGAAGGTGATCCGCCATATCTGTTAAAAATAAAAAAAGTTACAAATAAGGAAGAAGATTATGAAATTAAGAAAAGTAATTTTGAAGATATTGATACGAATACACCATTAGAAAACACAAGAGCAAATCGTGTAATTTTACAATCAATGATAGAAAGACAAAGTTTTAAAAGTAGGTATCCTTTTACTGCTTGTGTTGGATCATCTTTTTCAACTGAGGCTTTTTCATCTTTGCCCACTAGAGCATACCTCATTAGAGGATTAAAAGTGGCTATACCTCACAACGCAGTTGTAAGAGATGATGGAAGTTTACGTTTTATAGGAGCTTTTGATGGAAGTTTAAAACAAGATGACGATGGAAATATTGAATTAGAGTGGACAACTTGCCCTGTTTGTATTTTCTACGATATGCTTACAAATGATAAACATGGTGCTGGTGATTTTATTACGGCATCTAATGTAAACTGGGTTGATTTATATCCTTTGGCTAGATATGCAAATGAAAGACTTAATACACCTGATGGATTAGAGCCAAGGTTTGCAATAAATACTGTAATAGCCTCTCAGAATGACGCATATAAGGTTTTACAAAACCTTGCAAGTACATTTAGAGGTATGACATATTGGGCAGCAAATACGGTCAATGTAGGCGCTGACCATGGAAATTTAGATAATTCTGATGTAGACCCTGTTCATCTTTATAATAATTCAAATGTTATAGACGGTGTTTTTGAATATTCAGGAACCTCTTTAAAAACAAGATCAACTTCAATAAGAGTAAGATATAATGACCCAGATAATTTATATAAACCAAATGTAGTTGTTGTTGAAGATTACGATTTAATTACAAAATATGGTTATCAAGTTAAAGATATTCTTGCTTTTGGTTGTTCTTCTAAATATCAAGCACAAAGATTGGGAACATGGATGTTAAAGAGTGAAGAATTAGATGCAAATATTGTATCTTTTAAAACAGGTTTGGATGGTTTAGCTGTATTACCAAGTCAAGTTTTTGCAGTGGCAGATGAGATGAGGCAGGGAGTTAAAAGGGCTGGAAGGATTGCTTCTGGTGCTACCACAACATCAATTGTTCTTGATAAAGATTTATCTTCTACTATAAGTAGCGATCCAACTACGTTTACTTTAAATTGCACATTGTCAGATGGCACTGTTGAATCAAAAACAATAAGTGCAGTTTCTACAACAACTGTCACTGTCAGTACTGCTTTTACCTCTGCTCCACAATCTCAATCTGTTTACACAATAACCTCAAGCACTTTACAGCATCAAAAGTTTAGATGTATTGATGTCACTGATAATAATGATGGTACATATACAATAAATGGTGTTGAATTTAACGATAGTATCTATGAGGCTGCTGATAATAATACAAATTTAGATTTTACTGATATTACTGCATTTGATGAAACGCCAGCTGTGCCAGAGAACTTGCAACACGCAATAATAGTAACTAATTAATTATGTCTAATAACAAAGCAGTTTTTAGTTGGTCTAGAGGCACAAATGGGCCATCAATAAGTTTTGAAGTTGAATATGCAGTTGGTGAAGATACTTTTACAACAGCAAGCACAACATCAACAACTTTTGAAATAGATAATCTAGCACCAAATTCACAATTAACATTTCGAGTAAGGGCTGTAGGTTTAGCACCAAATAACAAAAAATCAGATTTTGTAGAGACAACAATAACTATACCTAAAGAATCAATACCAGAAACAACTTCCCCAGTAATTCCTACAATATTATTACCGCCAGACCCCATAAATGTTTCTGTAGAAGCTACAACAAAAAATGAAGCAATTATTAAATGGAATATTCCAAGTACTTATACAGGTAATAAGGAAGAATTAGTTGCAATTATTAGACATTCAGCTTTAACAGATGGTACTGGTGTTTGGCCAGATAGTAGTTTGCTTAGAGAAGTTGCTGCTGTTACTGACTATTTAATAGTCCCTTTAATAAATGGAGAATATCTTGTTAAATTTAGAGATACCTATAACAACAAATCTGAAAATGCTATAAGTGCAGTTATTAATTTACCAGAAGAAGTTCCAAAACTATTAGTACAAACGGTAAGAGAGGATCAAACGGCAGAACCCTTTCCTGGTCAGCGTAATGATTGTTTTTATTCTGATGAATTTGACGCACTTGTTTTAGAGTCAGATAATCTAATAGATGATTTAGCTGATTTTGAACAAGGGTACTTACAGAATATAGATTTTGGCGGCACGTTAAAAACATCAGGTGAATATTTTTTTGAAAATACAGTTGATTTAGGTGGTATCTTTACAGTTCAATTTAATAGAATTTTAAAAATCAGAGGTTTATATCCAAATGATACTATTGATTTACATTTTACAAATATTGACCAATGGAGTGACTTTGATGGTGCATTACCTGATGAAACAAATGGAATATTAAAATTTAGAAAAAGTAATGATGCTATAACTGATGATAAAATATTAGATGAAAATGGTGAATTTTTATTATTGGAAGATGGGAACAAGTTTGATCAGGAAGATTCAACAACATATGAAGCTTTTGTACCAATGGAAAATGGACGTTATACAGGTAGAACTTTTCAATTTAAATTAGATTTACTTTCTGAATATAACGATCAGACACCTTTAGTAGATGAATTAGGTTATGAATTATTATTTGAAAATAGAACAGAAAGTAATTCTTTTAATAGCGGGGCTGGTGCAAAAGCGGTAACTTTTAGTAAAGCCTTTTATCAAACTCCTAAAATTGGCGTAACTGCTAGTAATATGGCATCAGGTGACTATTATGTAATTAGTAGTGAAAGTCGCACAGGCTTTTCTATTACTTTCTTTAATAGTTCTAATGTAGCTATTGACCGCACATTTTCATATCAGGCAAACGGCTTTGGTGCGGAAGGTGCCTAAACTCTCAAATCCATTGGTATAACTGAAAATGAGTGTACATGATTACTCCCTATCAAATCAATCAGGGGCCAGTTTTAGATCAGACCTTAATAATGCTTTAGCTGCGATCCTTTCTAATAACAGTAACGCTTCAAGTCCTTCTACCACTGTCGCATACAGTATATGGGCAGATACTAATGCTGCTAAGTTAAAGATACGAAATAGTGCAAATGATGATTGGGTAGATTTAATAAATTTAGATGGAACGGTTGCAAGAGATTTAACATTTACTGGAGCATCTGCAAATATAGTTTTTGATCAGTCGGATAATGCTCTTGAATTTGCTGATGATGCAAAAGCTACTTTTGGTACTGGTGCAGATTTAACTATCTCGCATAATGGTAGCAATTCAATAATTAATGACTCTGGAACTGGTGAGCTACAACTTCAAAGGGCTGGTGATACAATTTTAGCTTTAAACAGCAGTGGTATAGAAGTTACTGATCCAAGTGGTACTTGTACTGTATCAATTAAAGGTTTTGAAGGTGGAAATGCAAATCTTAGTTTAAAAGCTGATGAAGCAGATGACAATGGTGACACTTGGTTATTATCATCTACAGCTAGTGACAATTCTTTTCATATTTATAATGATGAAAGTGGCGGTACTGTAAGTAAATTTCAAATTTTAACTGATGGGCGTGTTGGTATTGGTCTGACACCTAATACAAGTGATGTTGCAACAAATGTTTCGGCTGGATTAATTCAAACTGACGGTAATATTGATATAAGATATGCTGGCACAAATTCAGATCCTGCTGGTGCTAGATATCTTAATTTTATAAACACAGATACGAGTCTTGTAACTGATCAACCAATGGGTGGTTTACACTTCATTGGAAATGATTCTAGTAATCCAAATAGAATTACTGCTTCAATACTTGCTAAAAATAGCGGAAGTACAGGTACTGGTTCTCATTTAAATTTTTCAACTGATGGCTCAGTACGTTTGAAGATAAGCCGTAATGGAGATATTGGAGCGCCTAGTGGAGATAATATTTTTGATGCATCTGACGAAAGATTAAAAGAGAATATGCTTGAACTTACTGATGGCTTAAATAAGATTAATAAATTAAAACCCATATCATATAATTATAAAGTTGGATGGAATACAGATACAGAAGGTAAAACTAAATATGGTTTTGGTGCTCAAACAACTGAAAAAGTTGATAAATTACTTGTTGAATCGTTTAGTGATGAAGATGTGATTTTAAATGGAGAAACAATTAGTAATCCATTAAGAGTTAATGAAAAGTTTATAATTCCTTTGCTTGTAAAAGCAATACAAGAACTTACAGGTAAAGTAGAGGCATTAGAAACTAAAGTTGCAGCCTTAGAAGCTGCTTAGTAAAATATAAAAAACAATAAAAAACATGACAAATCCTGTTGATCTTATTAATGAAGAAATTGCAACAATTACAGAGCAATTAGAAATTGATGTAAAAAAAGTTTCTTTATTGCAGCAAGAAATCAAAACGATACAGGAAGAAGCACAGAAAGCTATTAATGAAAAACAGACACAGATAAATAGTGCAACACAGCCCATTTTAGAAAATCAAGGATCATTAAAAAAACTTACTGAGTTGAAAAACAAATTAGAAGGTAAGATAGAAGCAGTAACTGATAAATAAATGGCTGATAGGAAAATCACTGCTTTAACTGAGCTGACTGCGCCTGTTGCTGCTGATGTTTTTCCTATAATTGACGTTAGTGAAGGTACAGACGCTAATAAAAATAAAAAAATACAACTAACAACAATACTAAAAGGCATACCAAATGGAACTGTATCGGCTCCAAGCGTAGGTTTTATAGATGATGGTGGCTCTACTGGTTTTTTTAGAGTTGCAAGTAATGAAATAGGAATATCTGCAAATCAGGCATTGATTGGATCGTTTACAACAACAGGATTTCAATTAGGATCTGGAACCCCTGCTGCACAGTTGCATTTGTTTAGTACAGATACAACAGATCAAGTAATAATAGAAAATACTGATACTGGTGCTGATAATGCACCCGATCTTGTTTTATTTAGAAATTCCGCTTCTCCTGCTGCAGATGATAACTTAGGAAACCTTGTTTATAGAGGAGAAGATTCTGCTGGTAATGCTCATGACTATGCAAGTATTGTTGCTTCCATAGAAGATACAACAAATACTTCAGAAGATGGCATATTAGACATTATGACAAGTGCTGCTGGCACGTTAGCTTCAAGAATACGACTTAAAAATAATAAAGTTGGTATTGGTGAAAATGATCCGATTTATCCAATGCACTTAACCACAACTCTGACAGGTCAAGCTTCACAACTTCAATGCGATGCTGATGATGC